TGAATTGACAAAACATATCAAATGTAGGAAACATACCTGCATAATTGTCATAAATTCTTTTGCGATTGGAAATATTATTTTCTCGCAAAATGAAGACGAAATCAATGTTAGTACGTAAATTAGGGGGAACACCTAGAGGGTACTGCATGGTAATCAATGTAACCATATCAATGTGACGACCGTTCATGAAAATGTATCGTGTAGATTCTTCATTGATCCAAGATTTATCGTATAAACAATCGTCCAGAATTAAGAAGGCACGAGGATCTAGTTGAGAATTACCACCTCTCTGTTTCTTTTCATGATTTCGTTGCTGTTTGGCTGCTAATTGTCTTTTAATCGCATTCATGACAATTTCAGGTTTGTATTTATCATGAATCAGTTTGGAAGGAACCATATCTTGAAAAAAAGGATTTGCTACTTCTGTACCTGAAATTACAGTTCCTACAGGAAAACATTCACGAGTATTTGCTAGAATATCACGGACTAAGAAAGATTTTCCAGTATCCTTTTTTCCAATCAGAACAATCATAGGAGATTTGCGTGAATCGATTTCGCAACGATCCACAATCGTTTTGATTGAGAACTTCTTAATCTCAAAGTTCATCTGCGCAAAGTTTACTTAATCCTTAGTGTATAAAAGAATATAATGAAGCGTAAACAACATTCAGAATTACGCTGTAATCCAATAAATATTCAACTCAGTCGCTCAACTCCCAAAACAAGTCTATTTGGAGTACAAAAATTACAACCTTTTTTTCCTCCTATCGAGTGCCTCTTTAAAACTGAATCTGTAGATAAAGTCTCTGAGTACGGCATTAAATTCCCTGATGTAACTATTAACGGTGAAACAGCAACTACACCTTCAGGAGAAATCGCTCTCCACCCCAAAATCACTATGCTCCTGAACCCCTATAAATGGATGAAAGGAATCAATTTAGAATTACCTTCTTCTACGGCAGACGCTAATGAAATTCGTAATAAATTACAATCTCCTCATAATGCAGCCTATGTTGGATCCTTATTCAATGCTGTATTCTCTCTTTCCAAATGCCATCATTTTCCTCGTGTAGTTGGTGTCTATTCCGGAATTTCTCAAGAATTTAAATTAAATATTTCTGATGATTATGAAGAATTAATTGAACGTCCTTGGTTTTCTCGAAATGTAGGAAAGACGTTTACGTTACAATTAGAATCTTCAGGTGAACAGATACAGTATACTCGTACTGCTCGACTTCCTCTAGATTTGGGCGATGACGTTGAACTTGAAGATATCCAAGAATTAATTGGTATCGCATCTGATGCTACAGTAGCCACTGAATTTCAAAAAGTCTTTGAAGAAGAAGATGTTTCTGAATCGGATTCGGATTCTGATATTTCTACAGCATACATTTTTGATATTGAATCTGTATCCGAATATTCCCTAGATGAAGAGGAAGAAGATGAAGAATTCGCATGGGCTACCTTCAAAAATGTTCCAGTTCAATTAACTTTGATGGAAAAACTTGAAGGAACCTTTTACGATCTGACAACCCAGATCCCCGATCCTTCAAAATGGTATGCTTGGCTATTCCAGATCACGTTTGCTCTGGCATTCGCTCAGCGTAACTTTGGATTCACCCATAATGATCTTCACGGCAATAATGTGATGTATGTGCGCACCAATCAAGAATATTTCTATTATACGTCTGCTGGAACTTCATACAAAGTACCAACGCACGGATATCTATTGAAACTCATTGATTTTGATCGTGGAATTGGATATGTGCGTCTACCCGGAATGAAAGAACCTCGTCTATTCATGAGTGATCAATTTGATGCTTCAAATGAAGCCGGTGGCCAATATAATATGCAGCCATTTTTCAAAGAATCATTTCCAGTTGTGAAACCTAATCCTTCTTTTGATTTGGTCAGATTAGCAACCTCTATGTTCTGGGATTTATATCCTGATGGTCCTGAAGGTGATTACAAAAATGATCGTGTATTTAAATTATTCATGAAATGGATGACTTTAGAAGATGGAACGTCTGTCCTGTTTCATGAGAAAAATCCTAAATTAGATCGTTATTACGGATTTTCATTATATAAAGCCATTGCTCGATATTGTAAAGATGTGATTCCACGAAAAGAGTTGGCGGAGTTTACGGAATTCGTAGGACAGGTTCCTGCTGGAGAACTTCCACTAGTTTTGGATCCATAAAAAAGACTTTCTTTCTAAGCCTTCAGAAACCCATCAAGAGTATCCAAGTCATCGAATGTAGCATCTTCCACACGATAGCCTACCGCAAGGTAAGCTTTTTTGGTGAAACAGTCGTAAGACGGATGCATTTCAATCACTGTTTTCAAGTTCAGGTCACTGATTATTTGCCTGAATCTCACATGTAAATCTGAAAGGAGTTCCTTTGAGATTTCCTTGCGCGCCTCTCCATAAAATATGGCTTTCTTTCCTGTAATTGGATCAGTTTTGCCACCGGTTATTGTAGCCAAATCTAACCCTGTAATCAGGTTCCACTTTCCGTAGGAAGTCATTTTTGATTCCATGGTGTTAATCTTAGTAATGTATTTGGGTAAAATTTCGTTTTTATTTGTTTTCTAGATATACAACTGCTGAATAAGCACTAAATAAATGCATCATTCCGTGCCAAGCCATTTGAAGATAAAAATTAGTATCAAAGCAAAAAATATTATTTTGTTGACCGAAAAAAAATGTATAAAACGCAAAACATGTTGCGAATAAAAATGTGTGTGCCTCTCTGGATGTCATAGAACTTAGTAGAAAAACCCCATATCCAATATAATTCAAAAGAGCTGTAACATCAAGATAAAGGAAATAATTCCATCCTGTACCATGAAATAATGTTGTAGTAACAATGAGAAACATTAAAGATCCGGTTAAATAATATTCTTCTTTCATGTAGGCTATATACATCGGATAAAAATATGAAAATCCAGTAAGTACAAGATAAGGTTTTGATATAGAATGAGGGGTATAATTATCCATATTAATATGTATGGATTACTTACTTAAAATCAAAACAAATTACAAATAGATCCATGAAGACCGTTTAGAGATCACAGAATACCTAATGAAGCAAGAAGAATCTGCCACCATACCACATGTAATCAAATTATATAAATTCCATCCTAACGCAGCTAATGATAATAATTGTCCAAAAGCTCTTTTACAAAATGGATTATAAAAATATAAATTAGTGGAGGATAAAATGCAGACCCGTTTATATACACGTTTGCCTGATGGCATTGTTGCAGTTGCGGGGCGTACACCAAAAAGCAATCCCAACAGAAATGGGGAAAGGTACGAGAAACTTCTGGCACAGCGCGGTCTTCGTCTAGAAGACGTGACAACATACATGCAAGTCGAACATGTAGGAATAGATATTCTCTTTTCCTATAAGTGCTTAGAGACTGGATCATGGGTGTTATCTGTGAATCATGGAAAGACAACAATTTGTCTGGGTCCGATGTCTTACGACGAGACACGCACCGAGACTGTGGATATTTGTAGACGCCTAGGTGTCTGTTATTAGGGTCTACATTGGGTGACCCTTTTTTATTAGGAACACAATTCACCATTTCTATAATATTTGTAGAGAGGACGAAATCCAAGAGCTGTTTGATGAAAGATCTCTACACGAAAGAGAGGATACATTTTAGATTTCATGATTGCTTCTTCTTCTGTCAAATAAATCGTCAAATCTTCCCATTCGGCACCATTAGGAACTAGTACATACACGTACATTTACTGATATATGTTTATACTGTTTAAAAGGTAGGAGTACCTACAAACATTTCTTGAATGACGGGTCCTTCAGGAATGACTTCTTTAATTAGTTCAACCGTTTCAGGACTCTGAGTGACAAACACTATACCTCCGGCCATCAATCCACCAAACACAGTTAACTTTGCGGCAGTAAACCAATCAATCTGTTCCTGTTTTGCTCGGCGATCCAGAGCGTACAGAATAAAACTAACTAGAGCGACTCCTACGGATACATATAGAATCCACATTTTACTGTCATTCAAAGAATCGCTTTATGGATTTAGAACGAGGTCACTGTCTTCAATTTTGGACTCAAGTTCAGCCAGCGCATCAACTTCGGGGACCACAACTTCTTGCGGTTTCTCATCCAGTTCGGTAATAGAAATACGATCTTCTTCTTCAGTTAGATCTAGAGCTGGAAGTTCATCTTCCTCATCATCATCAGATTCAGGTACATCTTCGAAGACCACAGATTTAGATTCGGCCGGTGGAGCTTCTTCCTGTTCAGAAAAGTAAGATTTGGCAATAACTTCCCATGGCAAAAAAGAACGAACCACATCATCAATGGTCTTGTCGACTAACTGTTCAACTTCACGACGATTACGTGCTTGTTGTTCAGATGTTACACCTTGCGTCTTGAATAAGAAGGCAGATTGCCATAACTTACGAGCAGATTGCTTATACAGTTCATGAATGAATTTGGTTACATTAGGTCTCTCAAACTCCACTTTAAGTTGAGATGAATTGCCACGATATTGAAGGGCAGCAAAAGACTTCATATATGCTAAGAAAACTCCTAGAAGAAGATCATCAATATAAGTACATTTAGATGTTTTAATGATGCGTTCTACTTCTTCACCCAACGTAGATTCTGTCCATTCGGGGATCTTGGTTACCATATTCTGAAAGGTTCTGATTACTTCAGTAGGTTGGTTATTGCGATCGCATAGTTTCTGAGCAGTTTCTTTTACACTCCAAAATCCTTCGGCAACACATGGAACTAGTAAAGTTGCCAGATGTTCACGAAGATGAAGCTTAGCTGTTTCACTCATTTATGATTCTTCAGTATGTAAAAACGGATTGTAAAAACGTATGAAATCACCTCTCACACAATCCAAAAATGAAGAGCACAAGCGCAATGGCAGCTATGATCGAGGCAGCAAAGAAGAAGAAGGAGCAAAGCACTCCTACATCTACCAAGCCTACACCAAAGTAAGGTTTATACCTGATTTCGTAAAAACGGATTTTTACCTTTCAATTAATGATCTTATTAATTACAATATGTCCAAGACTACTGATACGCTAAGCAAGAAGATTGCGGAGCTGGAGCAGAAGATCGCAGACTACGTTCTGGCTACAGATGCCAGAATTGCTGCACTAGAGTCTTCTTCTACTCCTAAACAGAAGGAGAAGAAGGCTAAGGAGCCAAAGGCCGAGAAGGTCAAGGCTGAGAAGCCAAAGGCTGACAAGCCAAAGCAAAATTGCCCAAAGATCAGCAAGAAGCTCACAGAAGAGCTGGAGAAGATCCTTGGTGACAAGTATCCTGAAGAGAAGAAGGAGAGAGATGAGATGAACAAGAAGTTTCGCGACTTCGCTAACGCTATTCCTGAGGAGGACTACAAGACTATGGAGATGACCGTCATTGTGACGAACTTCAAGGCTACGCTAGAGGATCCTAAGGGCAACGACACTGAGGAGGAGACTCTATCCGGTGGCGGCGCTATCAAGGTGTTGTCTACATCTGACCTGACTGATGTCCAAGATGAGGTTTCTAAGACCTCTGATGTTGGAGTCTATCTTCTCGATGGACAGAGGGTAACCGGTCCACTCCGCGATGAGGAGAATGAGGATCTGGTGACCCATACCTACAAGGGTACTGAGTACGAGGTTGATGAGTCATCAAACCGTGTCTATTCAAAGGACACGGAGGAGTTTCTGGGATACGCACGTATCAAGAACAAGAAGTTTGACGGTCTGATCGGCAAGTAACAAGGTGACCTGAAAGGGAAACCTTTTTTTTATCGTTGACGACGCATAAATCCGAAGATCAGAGCGATAGGTAACAAAACATATATCCAAGATGTTCCAAATGAAAGCAAGGTAATCAATCCTAAAATAATACCAGCTCCTACATTTTCATACGTTACTGTTGTTGATGTATCTCCATTCAATCCGGGTACAATAGACTCTTTGCGATATCCGAAAATGTAGTTACCTGTCTTGTATCCATCAATAACTAGAAGACCAATAAAAAAGACCACTATAGAACCCCATATATATTTCATCAAACTGAAACTATGGTTCGTTTTTTTTCGTTTCACATTAGGAACTGAAATAGCAACTTGAGCTCCAGTTGTAAACTTTTCTAATTTAGGATGTCCACCATTCACACGATATTGAATTTGAAGAATTTCTGTAGCTGATGCTCCTGGATTAGGATCTGGAATTCCTAGAGATTGTGCGGACACTACAAAGTTCAGATCACCATCTTGAATCATACCTTTGATTTCAGTTGTTACATCTACCGATTGCGTATCGATTCCATACGTAGCTTTCAAAATTGTTAATCCATCTTCGTTTACTGGTGTACTTTTGGAACCCATGAGACTCATTCCCTTTATGATGAGAACACGACATTTCCGATTCCGCGGTAAACTCTGAGAAAATTGTAGGATTCTACATGAGCAGTAACTACAAATGAATAAGGAACTGTTTGCTGTACGGTACGATTGATGGTATAAATAACTTCTTCAGGACTGTATTGAGCAGGATTTACGACTATAGTTGGACGAGGATTGAACGCTGTAGATTTCAAAATACAGACTTCGGTTCCTTGACCCGGAGGTAAGGTTGGAGGTTCCAACGTAGATACACGCAGAATAGTCGTATTGAACATCGACCCGTTAGCATGTCCTGAAGGTTGCTTATCATGATCTAACGCAAAGGAGTACATATATACACCAGGTAGAGGGGCACCTTCAACGTGTTTATAATTCTGGAGAAGGCTGTAAAAAGCGGTAGTCTTAGTTTCTTCACGATTTTTTCCATCAAAAATGACAGTAGCTTCAACTAACGTATCCTTCAACGCTGTATTAGATCCTTGTTGTTGTCCGGAAGAATAGATTCCTGTGATTGGATCTAAGTTGACTAAATTTAAAGTTGGTGGTCCTAACCAATTGGTATAATTATCATAGTCATTATTTGCTAGGAAGTCTGATCTCTGTGTTGTCCAAACAATACGAGTACATAAATTTGTCATAACAAGTTCAATATCTGTAGATGGACCGTAGACACCTTGTCTAGTTACAGGACGTAAATCTCTGATAATGTAAGAAGTATCACTTTTAGCAAAATTAGCCATTTCAGCATCATTTAAAAAGATGTAGTTGGCCTGTACAGATGGACGCAAAGACCATGTGGTCAATGAAGGATTTAATGGACTTGCGTCAACAGTGGGTGGACTTAGAAATCTGTTCATTGCGTATAAAGGATTCGCTGGATTTGGGGCCACACGTTGACGGTAGGTTGGACTTGCGGGATCTACATCTTTTACAGTAAATAATTGATAAATAGGAGCAAATTCAACTACAATTTCAACGTCGGAATATTGTAAGGCGATCAGTGGTAATGCTGCTCCAACATCTTCACAAAACCAGAAGTGTAGCGGAATCAATAATTCACGACCCAAAATAGATGGGGCTGCTTGAGATCCAGGATGAGAAAGAGAGTGGGGATATTGATTGAATCGATCGAAAGCATGGGCTGGATCTTTTAGTTCAGGAACATTACCTATCATACGATCAACTTTGATCCGCATAGTTCCATTGTGCTTTAAATAGGAATACAGCTTCATCCATTCACCTGTATGTGTCACAATAGCTACACCATTGATCAGCAAGGAAACAGAACGAATCATATTGTACCCCAAATTTCCAATCCATTGAAATTCGTATCC